ATATTAAAAGTAATGGTACTATGAGGAAAAACCGTGTATAGCTCTCTGAATATTTACAATCAGCCTGTAACACTAGCTCCCACAACGGTTGCAAGTCCCAATGCTGCCTATCAGAGAATGGCAAATTTCTGGGGTCTGATTGAAGATTTAAAAGAAGGAACATATAAAATTCGCAGTGAGCATAGAAAATATCTTCCACAACTTGAACGCGAGGTAGACGATAGCTATGATCGTAGACTCTCCAGGTCAAATGTAGTTCCCTTTATGCAGCGAATCGAGAAGATGTTAGCTGGAATGTTAGTGCGAAAACCTGTCCGTCTTGATGGTGTTTCTGATTTAGTAAGGGAGCAGCTTTTTGACGTCTCGTTAGAGGGCGATGATTTGAATGTGTGGCTTTATACTACGGCAAGAACAGTTATTTCTTACGGTCATTGCGGTGTTCTTGTAGATGCCCCAAAAGATGGAGAAAAAGTCAGACCATATTGGGTAACATACGAGCCAAAAAATATTCTGGGATGGAGGACAGAAGTTATTGATGGTGTAAGACAGCTTACTCAATTACGATTAATGGAACAGGTTGTCGAACCTGATGGTAAGTATGGAGAGAAGATTGTAAAGCAGATCAGAGTATTAGAACCTGGGAGGTTTGAGATACATAGAAAAGACAAAAAGGGTGAATATAAATTACATGATGAGGGAGAGATGAGCATAAAGGATAAAATTCCTTTTTCTGTTGCATATTCAAACCGAGTTGGATATTACGAAAGCCGAAGCCCTTTATATGACATAGCAGAATTGAATCTCAAGCATTATCAGATACAGAGTGACCTTGATAATATTCTGCATATCAGTTCAGTTCCTTTACTTGCAGTTTTTGGTTATCCAAACAGTGATGAGATTACAACAGGGCCAAGTGAAGCACTATCATTACCACCCGAATCAAGGATGGAATATATCAGCCCATCAAGTGATAGTTATGAAAGTCAATTCAGAAGGCTTGAAGATTTGAAAGATCAGATCAATACATTGTCACTGGCTGCGGTGCTTGGGCAAAAGTTAGTTGGCGAGACAGCAGAGGCCAAGAGGATAGATAGATCACAGAATGACAGCACAATGATGGTCGTAGCTCAACAGATGCAAGATCTGATTGACAACTGCCTCAAGTTTCACAGTGAATATCTTAATGAACCAAATGCTGGCAGTAGCTTTGTTAACAGGGATTTTGTAACGGCAAGATTAGAACCACAAGAGATTCAATCATTACTTGCATTGTTCACTGCTGGGACTATCAGTCAGGAAACATTATTAACACAATTAAGCAGTGGTGAAATTCTTGGTGATGATTTTGATGTGGAAGAAGAAGTAGAGGCAACACAATCTGGTGGATTGATTGAAATGGAAGCCCCAACTGAACCTGATGAATCATAATAAATGGCAGTTCCAGAAGCTTTCTATCGTGAAGCGATTGATCTAAACAGATACAGCAATAAGGTTCAGTTTCAAATTGCTAGTCAGTTTAATGAGGTAATTCTAGATGTTCTTAGAAAGATAAGAGATCTTGAGGGCAACAGCCCAACTACAACTGCAAGACTGCGATCAATATTGGCACAAATGGTTGATAGTTTGAAAGGTTGGGAAAATGAAAGTGCAGTTTATATGATTGATGAACTTCAAAATTTGGCAGAGTTTCAAGTTGGTTTTGTTCAAGATCAACTCAAAAGAGTTTTACCAAAAGGAGAGTTCCAGGTGAACACAGTTGCTGTCTCACCTGACTTTGCAAAATCTATTGTCACGAGAGATCCGACTGCTTTAACTATTCGATTAAGAGACAAAGATGGTGTGTTTAGATCTGCTCAGTTTGCATTGACGGCAAAAAGAGGATCAGAAATATCGTTGCCAAACGGCAAAAATGTAAAAAAATCATTTAGAGGCATTGCTGAAGATTCTGCTTCAAGATTGTCAAGAGCAATAAGGCTTGGTGTTTTAGAAGGTGAATCTTTACCAAAGATCGTAAGAAGACTTAAAGGGCCAAATCTTAGATTTAATGCCAAACCACAAAATGCAATTGCATTAAATTCTGCTTTAAAAAATTCTGAGGGGATGCTTCTATCAAACAAACAAATCCAGACTGTTGTAAGAACAACTGTTAACCAGGTACAAAATGCAGCAAGTCAGGCGGTGTATGCAGCAAACAAAGATATAACTGGCAGATATCAATATGTTGCAACACTTGATGCAAGGACAAGTTCTATCTGTCAAAGATTAGATGGTCAATTGTTTAGATATGATCAAGGGCCAGTTCCTCCACAACATTTCAACTGTAGATCTACAACTGTTCCTGTTATTGATGACGATGATTTGGCAAGAGCTTTCCCTAACACAAGACCAAGTGCAACAGGTCGTGTTCCTCAAAATACAAATTATGCAACGTGGTTGAAGGATAATCCTGATGTACAAGACAAGGTATTGGGGAAAAAGAAAAGATATTTTAACTATTTGATGAGTCCTAAACGAGGAACAAAACAACTTAACGCCACAAATGCTTTAAAAAAAATTATCCGCGAAGATGGAACAGAGCTAACATTAAAGGAACTAGCTGCAAAATACAAAGATGCCAATTAAAAAGGGTAAGTCACAAAAGACAATAACAGGCAATATCAGAATGTTGATGAGAGAAGGCAAATCAAGATCCCAGGCAATTGCCATTGCATTATCGACAGCAGGCAAAAAGAAAACAGCTAAGAAACGTAAAAGGAAGTAATATATAAACAGTTACTTTTATTATCATGCCTTCACACTATGGATCAATGAAACCAAAAGGAAAGAAGAAGAAAAAGAAGGGAGGTAAAAAATAATGGGATATATTTTTAAAGTTCAAGGAGCAGAGGAACCCAAGCCAAAGGCTGAAAACTGCGAAGTCAAACCTAAAACTACTAAGAAAAAATCTAAAAAGTGACTAGAAAGTTCAGGCGAGTTCCAAAAGATAAAAAGACAGGTGTTCCAAAAAAATATCTGTCTGGAGCGAAGAATAAGGGAGCGAAAGCTGCTGAGATTAAGAGAACTGCCGAAGCCTACAGAAAAGGAGAGTTTATTGATATAAAGGCTGTATCCAAATCACGCACCAAACAAAATGTCTCAGGCAAAAAGAAGAAAACCACTAAGCGAAAGCGTAAAAGCTAGTCTTAAGAAAAAGGCAGAAGGCACTCGTTTTTTTTATGGTGAACTTGCAGAAGTTTACCGTAAGGGTCAGGGTGCATATCTTTCTGCTGGATCTCGTAATGTGCCGATGGGTGCGTGGGCGATGGGAAGGGTAAATAGTTATATGACAGGTAAAGGTGGAGCAAGAACAGCAGACGCTAAAATTTATTCAAAATATCAGAAAAAAAGATAATGAAACTAACTACTAGGCAAAAAAACACCCTTGCCAAACATCAAAAAGCTCATGGCCATACAAAAGCGCACATGGATTATATGAAACGTAAGATGAGAGAAGGAATGAGTTTTACTGAAGCACATAATATGGCAATGAGGAGGAAAGGCAAATGACATTGAGTAAAAAAGAAAAGATTGAACGCAAACTTAAAAAGTATGGCTTAACAGAAGTTAACAAAGCAAAACCAACTCCAGGACATCCAACAAAATCTCATGTTGTGCTTGCAAAAAAGGGTGATAAAGTTAAATTAATCAGGTTTGGACAGCAGGGAGTCAAAGGGGCTGGCAAGAATCCAAGAACAAAAGCAGAAAAACAAAGAAGAGCTAGTTATTACGCGAGACATAATGCTCAAAACCCAAATCCAACGATATTTTCACCGTTATTTTGGTCACATAAGGTCAAATGGTAATTTTCACGATAATATTATAAATAAATATTACGATTTTTTATGTCAGAAGAGCCAATCAAGCCAAACCCTTCTCCTGAACAATACGCAGCTTTACAGGAAGAACTACAAAAACTAAAAGCTAATAATGCAAAATTATTAGATCAAAACATAAAAGCAAAAGAAGCAGGGAAGGCTATCCCTCCAGATGTTGATGTAAATGCTTTGATTGCTTATAAACAGAAAAAAGAACAGGAAGAACTTGAGGCGCAGGGTAAATATGAAGAGGCAAGAGAAAAACTTGCAACCCAGTATCGAGAAGCTGAAGAAGCCAAAAACAAAAGGATTCAAGAGCTTGAGCAAAGACAAAGAGAGCTTGAAGTTGAAGCCCCTGCTATCAGTGCATTAGCTGATGTTGTACATGATCCACAATATGTTTTGTCAAGAATAAATAGAGATCAACTTGCAAGAGAAGCTGATGGAACTGTTGTTATTGTTGATGGTTACAATAGAACTCCTGTCAAAGATTGGGCGCAACAAAAAATGCCTCAATGGGTTCAGAAAAACCCAAGACCACAGGGCGGTGGTGCTACAACAACCAAAGTAACTGCTGATGTAATTACAGGAGAAGCCAACCCATTTGCCAAAGAATCTTTTAATTTAACTGAGCAGGCTAGATTATATCGTACAGACATTAATAAATATAATATGCTCAAAAACGCAGTTAGCGGTTAATATAAAGTTAACTTGTTTGTATGAGTTAGGTGTTGTCACCG